CCAGCCTGTACAGCGCAGTGCAACACCTCTCGGAATTAAATAATCCGAGATAAAGAACAATCCAGGGAGTACCAATAGTTGGCGCCCACTCAAACTACCCGTGTTAGACCATACAATGTCCGGTACGAAACAAATCGTGCTCGGTACAGACGTATGAACAATTCCAGTGTCATCAGTAGTGTCGATGTCACTGGCGTCACGAAAGTGGGCGGCTCTCAGTATACTGAGAGTGAGGGTCATCCCTTCTCCCGTTCAAAGGAGAAAGGGATTAGCGATCTTGGAGGTGAATTCTTTACCTCCAAGCAGTATGTGGAATGTGGGCCTCGTCATAATTGGCGAAACTCCGTTCCTATTACCAACACTCCGTACGTAGATTATTATAACTACGATGGAATCTGTTGTGCTATTGACCCTTCGGTATCGAGATATGGTAACAGCATCTATCACAGTGATAGATATTCCAATGATAATACATTGGATGCGCTAGGAGCTACTGCTATTTCAGTAGTCGCTCCTACCAATCCCGTTGGTAGCCTGCTCTCCGCTCTGACTGAGTTAAGAAATGAGGGTTTACCTCATTTGCCTGGAGCCCAAAATTCTTGGGCAACTCGCGCATCATCGGCACGTAGTGCTGGTGATGAGTACCTTAACGCTCAGTTCGGATATGTGCCTCTTGTTAACGAGATCTTAGATTTCTCTAAGGTCGCGACCAACGCCCCAGCTGTCATTGAACAGTACAGGCGAGGTATCGGGAAGCCCATTCGCAGGGAATACCATTTTCCAACTATTTCCAAAAGTAGTAGTGACGTTCTAATTGGCTATAATCAACAGCCGCATATGCAGAACGCTAATTACTACTATGGAACGGGGTCTTTGTATCGCGTAGACAGTATGTTACGCAAAAGATGGTTCAGCGGTTGTTTCACCTATTACTTTCCTTCCGAAATTCTTGGAAGTAAGAAGTTAGGTGACATCGCCATCCTAGCTCACCAGCTAGGATTAGAACCATCTCCAGAAGTTCTCTGGCAAGTGACTCCGTGGAGCTGGGCCATTGACTGGTTCTCCAATATTGGTGATGTTATCAATAATTGGTCCCAGTTTCATGAACATGGTCTGGTTATGCGGTATGGGTACATGATGGAACATACCATCATTAGAAGTACTTATACCTTGTATAACGCTCAACCTATCACAGGTTCAGCGCCTCCAATTTCCGACGTATCTTATGTTGTTGAAACTAAGGTACGGAGGAAAGCAAACCCCTATGGATTCGGAGTTTCCTTTGATGGCTTAGACGCCTTCAAAGGCTCCATTCTGGCGGCCCTGGGTATTACTCGGGCCCGTTAGCTGTTGTACAGCATACCAAAACACCAATTAGGAGCAATGTCTCATGTCATATTCCGATCCGCAGTCTGTCACGTTCGCCGCACCACTGCCCGTGGGCGCTGTCTCGCTCCCGAGGACTTCCTCGGGGCTTAACGGCTCCACTTACAGCAGCGCGGACGGACTGACCAAGCTGACGGCCTCGTCCCAGTACGGGAAGAGGACCCGACGCTTGCTGCGTCTCGATTACTCGAAGATCAGTGCCGATGTCTTCCTACCTGCCACTAACGTGCAGAAGGGGATGTCGGTCTACATGGTATTCGATCTCCCACCTGTGGGATTTTCGAACGCCGAAGCCCTGGCTGCCTACGTTGGCTTCAAGGGTGCCTTTACGGCATCCTCTGACGCCCTCGTGAGCAAGCTGTTGGGAGGGGAGTCCTGAGGTCAAATTGACCAACTGGGCCCTCTTTCCAGCTCTGTTCGGGCTGTTCTCAGTGTACTTGATTGGCGTTGAGTCAACTCATAGTCCTGAGAAACTGTCTTCGGTTAATGTTCTCGCTCTGTCACTTTTCCTTTTTGTTTGGTTGGTGGCAGCCTTCGTTACTTTTTGGTTTATGAAGGACGACTAGCTTCAGTCGTGGCGAGGATGATCAATGGCGTTAGACTAAGGAATAGACACCTCTTATAAAGGAGGGCTATTGAAAAGCCTAATGTTGCTCTATCAAGAGCTCCTGTTGGAGTTGGGAGCTCGATGTCACACTAGCACCACCATGGATCTGAAAAAAATCCAAGGTCGTGTTAAACATGAAGGGTTGTCGTTTCTCACGATATCCCTCCCCCAGTTCGGCAAGGACTTTGAGAAGTCCTTAGATCGTGGCTGGTTGAGCAAACAAGATTTCCAAGGTTTTTCATGGAAATCGGGTCTCCCGAAATTATTCTCGGGTTTCCTTTGCCAAGTGTTTAACACAGGTGATGGTCGATTGCTCGATTATCCTGACATTGAAGCAATTCGTGCCGTTAGACAGCTTACGCTAATCTACGGCAAGATGTTCGAACGCACAACAAAAGCGCGCGAACATGCTGCTCTGTTGGAATATGTCGAGTGTGAGAAGGATGTCTCCAGGATGACTGATAAACTCGAGTCTGATGCTAAACTAAGATCAGATTTTAAGCGAGTCAGTCATCTACTGTTCGGTAGTCTCTTTACTGACATGGAGGAATCCCTTGAATGGGGCTCCATATGTCAGAAAGACATCGAAGATTACTCTCTCGATGCTCTACCGAATCATGGTCCTGGTGCTACTGCTGATGGTTTAAAAGGCAACCAAAAGTGGCGGCACGCTTCATGGACTATGCGCCTCCAGAAAGTCTTCAATGTTGCAGACTTTCTAATCCCAAATTATTCCTTTTTGGAAGAATTGGATGAGGTGGACATCCTCGAACCCGGTTCCGAACTTCCTGTTAAGGTTGTTGCGGTTCCTAAAACGCAGAAAGCGCCTCGTATTATTGCTCAAGAGCCAACTGTCATGATGTTCATGCAGAAGGCAATTCAAGAGCTCTTTTACGAAAAGGTGAAGAGAGATAACCTCCTCAACACCTTTATTGGCTTCACTGATCAAGCTCCTAACCAGGACCTTGCATGTGAAGGTTCACTTACTGGTGAACTGGCTACGCTTGACCTAAGCGAAGCTTCCGATCGCGTTTCCTGTCTGCATGTATCAGATCTCTGTTTTCGGCATCAATTCCTACTGGAGGCATTGATGGCCGTGAGATCTGAGAAGGCAGACGTTAAAGGCATTGGCGTTATACCTTTGTCTAAATACGCGTCTATGGGTTCAGCTCTAACTTTTCCGTTGGAGGCAATGGTCTTTTTGACCATCTGTTTCCTCGGGATTGAAGATGAGCTCAATCGCCCTCTCCGTCGAAGTGACTTGTACAGTCACCTCGGCCGGGTGCGTGTCTTCGGGGATGATATTATTATCCCCGTCGATTGTGTCCCATCCGTGATTCGTCGGCTGAATTCCTTCGGGATGAAGGTTAACGAAAACAAGAGTTTCTGGACCGGAAGGTTTAGAGAATCTTGTGGTAAGGAATATTACGCAGGCGAGGACGTTAGTATTGTCCGCGTCCGCAAACATGCTCCTACCTCACGGAAGGACGCCCAGGAGATCATTCATTGGGTCAAAATGAGTAACCTGCTTTATAAAGCAGGCCTCTGGAGATCCGTTAAATGGTGCGACTCTTTCTTGACCAGGATCCTTCAGGATTACCCGGTTGTGTTGGAGTCTTCTCCTGTGCTTGGTCGGTTCTCATTCATGGGTTATGAGGCCCAGAAGATGTGCGACCGACTCCATCGTCCTTTGGTTAAGGGGTGGATGGAGCGTAGTGTGACACCGAGGAATACCCTCGATGATCACTATGCCTTGCTCAAGTGGTTCACACTGAGAGGCGATTTGCCAATCGCTGATCCGAGTCACTTGGAGCGTTCTGGACGCCCTCTCGTCGTCGACATCAAACGAGGGTGGGCAATTCCGTACTAAACCATGGAATTGTCCAGGGTACCTGATTGGTTACCCGAAGGACTCCGA